ATTAACTGCTTTTACTATTAATCCACCTATAAAAACATCACCACCAGCATTAGGCATAGGATCGGAACTTATATTGTTAGATTTAGCTAAAACATCTTTAACAGCATCGGCTTTGCCTTGCTCATAAAAATGTTGCGCTATAGTATCCGCATTTCTGGCAGCATATATTGCTTTGTGATAGCCAACAGTATCACTAATCTCACCCTCTTTGTTTAAGAACTTCTTAACAAACGTACTCAAGCTTGACTGCTTTTCAACAATATCGTTAGGATTTGAAACATTATACCTAAAAGTTTTTTCACCAACATTAAAGTCGAAACCTTCGAATTCATTATTTAGTAAATTTTTAGTATTGGTTTCAAAATTTTCACGAATTTGTTTTACTTTTTCTTGTTCCTTGTTGTATCTATTGAAAAAGTCCATAGCTTTTTGAGATTCTTGAGTTACGCTCGGCCTCAACTTGATTTCGTCGTAGTATTTACTCTTTGTATCTTCCAAAAAGCCTTTGGCTTTTGCAATTTCTTCTTTGAAGGCAAGTTTCTTTTTCTTTATATCTCGCTCTTCATCCACTTCTTCGTCATAAGTGAAACTGTCTTCCATTATAAAAGATATTTCCTCATGGTCAAGATGTGGTTTAGTATTTTTATAGTACTCTCTTAATAAAGATTTTTCATCTAACTCAGAGTAGTCTCTATTTAGCCTTGTGTAATCATCTATGGTTCCACCTGTTTCTTTCATAAACGAAATTAATTTGTTTATGTTATCAGGCATTACAACTTCTGTTTTTGCTTCTTCTACAGGTTCTTTAGTCGCTGGTTTTTCAACTTTTTCTACTTCTTTAATAGGAGACTCTATTGTTTTTTCTTCGGTGGCCCGTACTTCTTCAACCACTCTTTCGCCACTCGCTTCGTTTTCTTGTCCTTCGATAATAGCATTGCTATCATTTGTTTTTTGTTCTTGAATGGCATCTTTTTTTAATTCTACTTTATTTATTTCTGGTTCTGGTTTTTTATCTAAGTTAACTTTAACAGTATTTTGATTTTTTTTGTTAGTTAATTTTTTTGGCTTTTTAATTTTAAGAGGAGCCTTCTCTTTATCTTGAATTGTTTCTGACATAATATAATATAATAATTAATAATATTTAAGACATGTTAAATGCACTTAAATCTAGACCTTCAGGGTTTTCAGTTTCAGTAAAATTAGTTGGCGCACTATCGTTTGTACGCTGACTAATCATTTCACTTTGCTGAGTGCCTGATATTCTAGTTCTTTTATCTTTACGATCTTCTATAAAAGATTCTCTTTCTTTGTCTCTACCGATCTTCATTTTTTCTAATTGAACGCTATGACCAAATTGAAATTCTGTTAATTCTTTTTTAAGTTGAGCCTCAGTTTGCATTCTCTGTATTTCAAACTGAGATTTTGCTTGCTCTATTTGAATTTGAGTTTCTGCAAGAGCTTGTTGTTTTTGCATTTCTGCTAACGCAGCTTTTTCAGCTGTTTCTTGATTAGCTTTTGCTTGAGCTTGTATATTTGCTTGAGCAGCTTTTTGAGCAGCTTGAGCTTTCTTCTTTCTTCTATATTTTAAGAATTGATTAGCAAGCTGTATATTTCTAACTTCTCTAATATCTATAGCATCCTCAAGATCTATTTGTCCAGATTTAAGAGCTACTTGTATGTTTTCTTCTAACTTAGCTTTTTGCTCTTCATCTGGTTCTAAATTTAAAAATATACCAAAATCGTGAGTATTTAAATTTACTAATTCATCTAATGTTGCGACATTATACTGTGATATGCTGTTTTCTAAAGCATTTCTAGTTAATGGAAATTTTAAAGAATCAGCAACTCTTAAAGAAACATTTTCACAAGCTCTTAATGTTAAAAATAATTGAGCTTGTAAAATATGCCTAGTAGCTACATTAGAGTTAGCGGCGGCTAATTTCTGCAACCCAACTAAAGACTGTTTGTCTGGCATTGATCCATCTCTAGCTTCATTTAACCCTGTTACGTCTCTTATCATTTGTAAGTAATACTGATAAGTCTGTATTAAACTTTGTATTTTAGAACCACCTGATCCAGTTTGTAATTCTTGTATTGGAACCTTACCTCTATTAGGATCTCCTTCAATAGTGTTTGATCTACCTACAATACTACCAGTTTGAAAATACATGTTTAAAGCTTCTCTAGGATTGTAATTTGTGCCATTACCTAAGTCTACCTCGGCTAAACCATCAACATCTAAGAAAACACCATCAGGAACTACCCTAGCTAATACTTGTTGTATTTTTAAATGTGTAAGCTGTATCATATCAGCAAAACCAGTCACTCTTGATACTAAAGACTCTATTCTACCCTTGTACATTCTAGGAGCACAAATAGCGTAGTTTAAATAAACTTTGTTAGTATCTGCAGTTGGCCTAGTCATATTTTCTGATAATTTCCACTGCATCATCATAGGATGTCCTAGTATTTTAGCTCCACTGTATAATGTTTCTATAGTTCTAGACACTCTTTCAAAATTATCATTTGGTGCAGGATTAAAAGTATCTGGCTTTTCTAAAGCTTTCTCAAGACCATAAGCATTTTTCTTTATTTTAAATACTTGATCTGAATATGTTTTATATTCAAAATACAAAACTTGAACTGTTAAATCATCAGACCTACCATTCCAATTTCTTAAGTATTCTGCATTTCCAGGATACTTTTGTATAGTTTCCATTTCTTCGTCAGTTAAACCTGGAAACTGAGTTTTTAAATCTTGTAAAGAAACAGATTTAACTTCACCAGCATAATAAAGATCTTCAAAATTAGGATCCTCAGTATAAGAATAAACTAAAGTAGCTGGATCTACATATTCAACTACTACCCCTTTAGATCTATCCCATCTAGTTTTAAGTGCTCCTATGCCTAATACTGTTAAATCATAGCAAACTCTTTGCCTAGTTAAATCGTATTTGTTTTTATCTAAAACAGTATTTATAATCTCTTCTTCTGCTACTTCTACACTTTGTTTAAAGTCCATTTGCAAGTGAACCGATAGTTCTTCTTTATCTTGAGGAGCATTGTCTGGATCTGCTGAATTAAAACCATCTACATTTAAAACTGCTTTTGCTTCTTTTAAAAAATCTTTAGCTACTATATCTGTCATTAAACCTCTAGCATAAGCTGTCCTTTGTCTAGAACAAACTGGATCTTGTGCATATGCATTTATTTCATAACTTCTATCTGCTATTCCGTTTACAACAATATCTACAAATTTAGATAAAACTGGAACAGGTTTCCAGTCTAAGTTTAAGTAAGATAAATCTCCATCAATGGCTAATTCATCTTTATATTTTTGAACAGGCTGTTCACCTCTCGCGTATAGCCTTAGTGTGTGGTAGTGGTTGTAGTTGACAGCGTAACCAGACATACCTGCGCCACCTCTATAGTTTCTAAACCATTCACCTTCTATTGCTCTTCCTACAGCAAGACCATACTCTAATGTAGCTTTTTCTGCATCAGGAACCACTTGGTTTGGAAATGAACTATTATTGCTAGTGTAAATTTGCGCCATACTTATTTTATAATTTTTGAAATACTTCCCTTATTATCATACCTTTTAAAGTCTAAGCTAATAGGTTGTCTTTTTGTGTTGGGAACTGGTCTATACCTGTTTTTATTACAGGCCATTATAGCCAAACCAGAGCTAATCGTAGCATCATGCTTTGTTCTATTATTTATATTAAAGACCGCCCAGTCTTCTAATGTTTTTTGAAGATACATATCACCATATTCTTCATTATGTAACCCTACATATTCTTCAATATAGGATTCTATCGCAGCGGCATGCGCCTGCTTAATATCTTCACTTGAGTTAGGTATTCCACCTATTTCTTTTTCAGTAGTAGAAAGCTTGTTCCAAATTTTATCAGGACGATTCATAGAATATCCTCTATATCCTCTTCTTTTAAAATGATAAAGCAGTCTTGGTTTATTGTTTTCACAAAGTATTGGCATACCATAAAATACACAAGCCATTAATACATCTTCAAAAAATATCTCAGCTGTCTGAGGCCTTGATATGTATTCTAAAAAAAAGTGGTTTGGAGGTGCATCTTCCATACTAAACTTAGTCAAACCATGCAGAGCACCGTTAGAACCCTTACCATCTACAGTGCCGCTAATATCGTAACTATCACAACCAAAAGCCCCTAAGTGTTCATTTCCTGGGTATTTAACTCCATTTTTATTTATCAAACTGTTTTGCAAATTAACAGGAGGAACCCATGTTATTAAAAATCTACCTTTATTGTCAGGAATAAATATTACACTAGTATCTTTTATTCCGTTGTTCCACATAAATTTACCTTGAGTAACGCTTGTTGAATTGTTAAACTCTTGATTATAATCTATTTGTTCGTATATTCTAGTTAGATTAAATAAACTTTGTTTAGATTCGTCTCTAAAAGCATGTTGCTCAGTTCTTGGAAACTGTCTATAATATTCGTTTAGACTATCTTGATCATTTTTTAATCCTTCAACCTCGTTCTGCCAGTGTTCAATAACGCCTGTTGTAATTTCAAAACCGTCGACTCCTTTGACTGAATTTTCTTTTCTAATGAAAACAGGTGATCCGTAAGAATCCATGAATCCTTCGTAGTTCCATTCCATAGGGATGAACAGAGAATAGAGTCCAGAAGATGTTTGTCCGTTTCTATTTCTTTTTGTAACGTCTGAATTATAGTATAGTTTTTTGAAGTTATTTCCACCTTTATCTAAAGCATTTGAAGTTGAACCCATCATACACTTACCTACGATTCTTGATCCTAGCCTCAATGTAGTTTTTGTAACTCTCCAGTTATTTAATATGTTATCAGGCCTCTCCCATTTACCACTTTCATCATGAGCTAATAGTTTTAGCTTTTCACCATCATAAGAGTTATCACCTGTGTTTTTCCAGTCAATAGTTGTATCAAGTCCGTCTAATTCTCTCAGTTGTTCATTGCTTTCAAGCTTCCTTCTAGTAAGCTTCGAAGCTGGAACTCTGTATGCAAGTTCTGTTTTAGGACGATCTTC